TCAAGAGCACCTAATCCACTAGGAGGATCTTTAAGTTCACTTAATAGAGAAATATTTCTAGGAGGTAACTGTTCTCCTAATTCAATATTATTATATTTACCCTCTATATACTTAAGTCCAGTAATTACAAAATTTGTTCCATCTTGTTCTTCAACGCTTATAACCCTGAACAACTGAGGTTCAAGTCGATCACTTGATAAAGTCCATATAGATTGTGCAGCAGGAACTTGAGATAACGCAGAAGATAAAGTAATTATTGAATTACCTCCAGGGTTAACACTTGTTGTTGTTTTTTCTTCTACTTTTCCGTCAGGTAATAACACAAAACATTTTGGATTACTTCCAATAAATCCACTTAAGTCTTTATTATTATCCACTGTAATCGTAGTTGTAGTAGCAGACTTTATTCTGCCTGACCGTCTTTCTCCACCCCTCACTGGATCGGCTACAGATATAACACTTCCAGGTCTTACTATTGCTCCTGCATCCATAGAAGTTGTAAAAGTTACTGTTTCTGATTCTTGCTCTTCGCTAAACACAATAGCTTTTGCTAATCTTCTAGCTTGTTTTCTGGAAGTACATCCAAATGCTTTTACTGTTTTCTTTACAATTCCGTACTTAGCTATTCTTGCAGCTTGAACTGGATCAGTAGAATCATCGCCATATACTTCATAATCTATTTCTCTGGAATCCATATTGAAATAACTAACGCTAACTACCGAATGTCTTTGTCTTAAGCTGCTACCAGAATATGAAAATCCTGCTTCAGTTACATTAGATAAACTAAATAAATAACTTGTATCTGTTGGACTATCTTGGGCAACAGTAATAGAACCAGCTTGCCATATTGGAAACGCTCTCATTATTCCTGCTAACTCATTAATCAATGTATATGCTTCAGTTGTTCCCTGAATAGCGGTATTACAACTAAACCTTGCTTCACTTGTACCATCAACAGGATCTTCTAATAAAAAGTTGGCATATCTAGATGCTTGTACATAGCTAAATAAATCTATATTGGAATACATTTTTGCATCAGTAGATTGATCTGAAGCAATATGATCTCCCAATCCATATCTTTTATTGGTTAACAAATCAAGCAATATCATGGCAGGACAGGTACACCAAACTGCATTTTGCATTGTGCCATTAAATATATAGTTGGGTGGATAAACTATTCTGCCTGTTGCATTATCAACACTAGGAGTACCAGAACTATTAGCACCTGCACCTGGAATTTTTACTTTAATTCCTCTAATACGAAAAGCTCTTTGTGGAACTGAACTGAATTGCTCAGAGCTTATTCTTAATGTCGAATAGGCACAGTTTGGATAAGTTTGTGCATCATCTAATATCTCTTCAATTCTTGTAACTGTAAAAGTATCTTGAATATTATCTGGATTACTGTCAGCAGTAACTCGTTCAACTCTTATTTTTGCTTGTGTGTAATTAGCAGGTAAAGGTATTCGATATTCTCTTCCGTAAGCATCAGCACTTCTTCCTTTTATTGTTTCATTAATTTTTTCTGCAAAAGAACCATTGTTTGTTTGTAGAGAAATTTTTAAATTAACTTCTGTTCCTAAAATATCTCCATTAGTTTCAAATTTTTGTAGCGATCCAAAAGTAACTGTAACTTCTACTGCATCTTTGCCTGTATTTAAATTCGGACTATCTACAGGGCTGGATGTTGTAACAGCATTAACTGAACTTGGGGGTCTCGAAGTTGTTTGTTTTGTAAGTATTTCATTACTAACATTATTTACAGCAGTCTGATTATCTTCTCCAAACTTAGGAACAAAAGTTACATCTTGATAACTAAAATCGGTATCTTGTAAACTGCCTAATTTAGTTACAAATTCTGCATCTGTTAAATCAGGAGAGACATTTAATATTGATGTATCATTTAAAAATATGTCTGCTAGACACGCATTATTATAGTTAGCATTATTTCTTGCGATACTTCTTTTAGATGGAGTAGCAAACCCTTCAATTTCACCTTCTGATAATAAATCCTGTACCGTTGCAAACTCCTTACTGTTTAAGGTATCTTCTGCTCTGATCGGATCTCTAGGTTTTTTTGGGCCTTTAGCTCCTCTAATAATTTTTGACATCAGTTACTCCGCTACTATTTGGTTGGTGTCAATACCAGCCGATATTACAACCGATCCAGTTACGATTTCTCCATAACATAAAGGTATGCTAGTTCCTGCTCGTGATGTGTTTTGTACTCCAGAAAAACTAAATGATATGCGTGGATCTTCTTCACTATTAAATTCTTTAAACTTAGGTAAAGGAAATAACATATCAGAAACTCCACTTAAAACTAAAGCAGAACCTATACCAAATGCAGCTTTAGTAAGACCTGGTGCTGCTGCTAGATTTGCTCCAAAAGCTTTAAAACTACCACCAAAGGCTAAACCACCAAAAGCAAAAGCACCTCCAATTAACATTGCTCCTAATAGTATTTTTCCTGTATTACCACCTGCACCGCTAATGATAGGAACTATACTTACACCATTACTTCCTACAGGATTGTGTATATCATCTTCAGATAATTCATACTTGTTAGCAATAACTTTATAATGCCTATCATTCATGTGTGCTTCTAATCCTTCAAAATTAGTAATTAAAAATCTAACGGCATCAGCAGTGGTGTTTATTACAGCATCTAACTCTTTATGACCTACAAAGTCAGCTAAATCACCATAGAGTCTAACTTTTTTGAGCATAACGATACCTCTTACCAGTACATTTTAACAACCATTCAGAGTAAGGTTCTCTACAAGATAGTCTATCTGCTAAATGGTGTAAAACCATATCTCCTAAGAAAATCGCTACATGATTTAAAGTTGGGTGCATTATAGACATTAATAAAACATCTCCCTTTTCTAGTGGCTCGTCTGGTCTTAGTTCTCTAAACCCTGTTCGCCACGCATAACTTTCAAATAATGGGTCAAATAAAAATTCATCTGGAGTCATGTTTCTTTCGTAATCTTTTAACTTAATTCCTCTTTCTTCTTTATACCAATCAACTACTAAACTCCAGCAATCAGTTACACCCCATATCCATTCTCTACCTAATAATGGTGCTTTATATCCTGTAGGCTCTAAGTATTCCCACTGTCCTGTTTGAGGACTCACAATATACCAAGGTAAGTTACTTTTTTCACAACTAATTTTATCTGCCTGACTAGGTTCTGGAGAAGCCATTGGATGACTATGAATTACAGCAGTTATCTCTCCCAAATTATCTGCCTTTACATAATCTTCTGGATCGAGAATAAAACATTGGTAATCTGTCATAGAAATATTATGACAAGGAAAATATTTTTGTTTGCCTCGAATATTAAGTAATAAACCTACCGATTCTTTAGGATTTTGGTCTTTCGCATGAACCAATGCGTCATCTTGCCAACTCATTCAACAAACGTACCAATGGCAGGAAATAGTTCTCTAGTACATTGTCTTTTTGGTAATCTTACACCAGCTAAATCTGAAACTGCTGCTAACTCAAACTCTACTATTTCTCTATTTTCTGTTGCTTTACGGTCCACTATATATATTTGTCTTTCAAATTCAGCGTTAGGATCTGGTGTTCCGAATGGATTACTACCTCCACTAAAATTTGCAGCATCAATAAATTGTGCCATTGTTGTAATTCGAGTAAATACTGCACCCGTTAAATCATTTCCAGCTTTACCTGATCTTATGTTTATTCTATTCAATAATTCAGAAATAGTACCAAGAGCATTACTAACAATAATTTTAGGTCTCGGTATTTGACCACGTTGATATGCAAAACCACTAGCTTCTACTGGAAATCTTGTATATGTATTACCAGCCCATACTATATCGCCATTACCATTAAGATTTGTTCCTGAATGAAATCGCTGTGTACTAACTTCACCATGAAAATTATCATTCAATTCAAGTGTAAATAGTTCAATTACTGAATTAGGATTTAACTTAGATATATCTGCAAAGATGCTACTAAACGCTACATATCTAACATTGTTGTCATAAACCGTTTCTCCTATTGTTCTCACCCAAGAAGGTTCGCTACTACCAGTTGTTCCTGCCTGTGTAACTCTAAAAAATAAACCTGTTACTGGATTTGTAGGAGAAACTATTGTATTTAAAGATAAGCTGGCACTGGCACTCCAAACAGTAGCAGCACTCATGGTTCAAATACCTCTCGAAATGTAGCTTGTACCCTTGCTCTATTTAAATAAGGAATAGATTTATTCCAGCCTTCGCATACAAACTTAGAAGAACTAGACTCACCTGGAGGAGTAAAATCAAAGCTAGTGGTATCATTTGCTCTTGCATCTAAAAATGTTTCTATAGTATCTGCATCTGTTTCCGATACTTCAAAAGTAAGACTATAAACTTTAGGATTTTGATGTTCGGCTAGTCCAAATAATATTCTATGCTCGTAGCCATCAGCAAAACGAACGGTTCTAGTATTTGGTGCGGATCTTTTTTGCACTCCATAAGTAGGAGTTATTGAAGGAAAAGTAGCCATTATGCAAGTAAACCTCCAGGTCTTTTTTGCTGTACTAATTCAGATTGTACTGCTACAGATATAAGACGGCCAAGTTCTCTACCTCTATCTTCATCACCTTCAACAGAAGAACCAGAAGCATCTACATTTACTACTACATTTGTAGAGCCTCCTAATTGGTTGTTTGGAATTATAGTTCCTGCTTTATCAGGTACAAATAACTCTGGTCCTCTTTCTCCTACGATTGAAGGCCTACCAACAGGAGGTCTACCACCATTTGCA